ATAATTCTACAGATGGAAAAGCTTATTATTTACCAATTAAAGACGGATTATTACAAACATCTAATTCAGGAGACCTTAATGTTGATTCTACTTCAGTATCTACTGAAGGATTAACAGGTAAAGTTTCGGGAGCAGATTTTACAACTGCATATTTAGCAGGAACTACTATTACAGTGGCTAGTTTACCATCATATCACGCTACATTTTTAGGTGATGATATTGTTACTATTGTTCAAATAGATAATACAGGTGCAGTGGTACAAACTTACAGTAGGGACGACGCAGTAATGACTGTGGCAGCTAATGTAATTACAGTAACAGGCGCAGTATTTGCAGCTACAGATACATTTGTAATTTATACTAATATTAATAGAATGACATCAGAGGAAACACCAACTACTTTAACTGACGCAACTAAATCAGTAACTACAGCAGGAACAGCTGAAGCATTAGGTGCAAGTACAGGTATATCAAGTGTTTCAATTAAAGCAAATGCCGCAAATACAGGAAATATTTATGTAGGTGGTAGTGGAACAAGTTCAGCTACAGGTAAAACTTTAGCAGCAAACGATTCATGTGATATAACTATTGCAAATTTGGCAACGGTGTTTATTGATTCAGACGTTGATGGAGAAGGAGTAGGATTTATTTACTTCAGTTAAATAACCTAATCGGTTATACGGTTTAATTCCGGTTATTGATAAATTTATACGATAGGTGATTAAAATGGGAAATGTAAAAACAAACTTATGGCCACCTTTTAAAAGGTCAGGCACAAAAATTACACAAAGAACTGCTGGTGATGTATTTGAGTTAACTGGAAGTACGGACGATGGTAGTACAGATTTTATTTTAGGTAAAGATAAAAATGGTGTTGAAACATTTTCTATTGATACTAATGGTGCGGCTGTATTTACGTCAATAAGTGGTGCAACATCAATATTTACAGATACAATTTTCTTAGCTGATGGAACAGCTGCTAGTCCATCTATGGCGTGGACTAATTTTCCAACAACTGGTCTTTATAATAATGGTGGAAACCAAATAGCATTCGCAGCAGATGGTCAATTAGTTGCATATTTTACTTCAGGTGATGCTAGGTTTAAAAAGATAGTAACATTCAATGGAGGAATACCTCTATATATTGAAGGTCAAGAGACCGATACTTCTGACGCTGTTATTGCAAGAATAGGGAACTCAACAGAATTAACTACAACTGGTAGTAGATTACTAGAACTTTATAATAATAATGTATATACAGATGCGTATCTTAAAGCTTATGTAGACTACAAAGGCGGGTTTATTGGATCTAATTTTGACACTCGTAACGATGATGCAACTGGTTCGGAATGTTTAAATGAGACAGATTTCGCTACTTCTACTGATTGGACTGAAGCGGGTGATTTTACTATTGCTTCTGGTTATGCTGAATATAATTGGACTACTGGTGCAGATTCAACAATTACTCAAGCTACAGGTGATTTGGCAATAGCATTAAAAGCAAGTAAATGGTATGTGTTTGAATATGATATTACTTATACAAATTCACAAGTTAATAACATAAAAGCAACATTACCTGCATCTGTATCTACTGAAGTTAAAACATTAACTGTTAATACAATAGGAACAGGTCGTAAGGTTTATTTTAAAACATTACATATACCTGGTGATTTTGTAATTAAGGTTGAAGACTTAGGCGTAACTGTTGATGCTGTATTTAGAATGGATAATGTAAGTGTTAAAGAAGCATTGGGCGGAGATATGAATGCTGCTAATGTAATTGTGAGAGATGAATTAAATGCTGTAACTATAACAGATGGTTCATTAATTATATCTGATGGCAAAATAGTATCGTCTACTACTGTATCCGATGGAGAGAAAGCGGTTGAGTTTGCAATAACTTCTAATGGATTGGGTGCTGATGAGATAGCATACGGTGATTATAAAACTATTATTACTGATGCTAGTGATGACGCGTCCTCATTAATATTCGGGGATTATTATAACTTAGATAAAACAGCTGGTGGTAGTGCATTCAATGTAGGTGTTGTATTTACTGGTGATGACTGGGATCAATGTGTAACCTCTCTTAACCAACAGCTAACTATAAGTAGTATAACCACAGTTTCAGGAAACGGGGACGACATAAAAATGGAGACTGCCGATGCTGATACTTCGGGATCTGGTGGTAATTTTTATATTAGTCTAGGTGACGCTGCAACAAGTGGAACTGGTGGAAGTTTGTATATTAAACCAGGAACTGGCATATCATTAGGTGATGGAAACATTGTTGCTTGTTGGGATACAACAGGAAGTTCAGCAATAGGTAATTTATTTGTGGGTACTAATACTCCTGGCGATTCAAGATTTATCAGTTCTGCAAGTACTAATGACGGAACAACTTACGCAGGGTTATTCCAAGATTCAGATTTCGCTAATGTAGTAACGATTAATAGTAATGGTGATGTAGTTATATCTGGTGACTTAACTGTTAATGGAACTACTACTACTATTGATACTACAACTTTATTAGTAGAAGATAAAAACATAGAAATTGGTGTAGTTGGAACACCTAGTGATACAACCGCCGATGGTGGTGGAATTACACTAAAAGGTGCAACAGATAAAACAATAATATGGGATAACACTAATGATAATTGGACTTCTAATCAACATTGGAATCTAGAAACAGGATTAGATTATAAGATTAATAATGTAAGTGTTCTTAATGCAACTACCTTAGGAAGCTCAGTAGTTAATTCAAGCTTAACAAGTGTGGGCACATTAGGAAGCTTGGCTGTAACCAATGGTATAACAGCGAAGAACTTAACTCTTACAAGTACGTTAACTAGCGAAGATTACTTACTTAGTAATACAGGAACATCTTCTGGACTAGGTGCTGACGAGATGGCTTATATTAATAAGTATAAAATAGTAACAGCAGCTGGTGATGATGATTCTTCAATGATGTTCGGTAGTTATTACGAATTAGACCAAACAGCTGGTGGTAGTGCAGTTAATGTAGGTATTGTATTTACTGGCGATACTTGGGATAATTCTATTGTAGCTTTAGATCAAGATTTAAATATAGCAACAGTAACAATGTCTTCTGGTAACGCTAATGCTATTGTATTAGAAGCAGCAGATGCAGATGATACAGGCAACGGTGGAAATGTAAATATTAAACTAGGTGCTGCTGATACTCAAGGAGACGGTGGAAACTTATACATTGAAACAAATGCAGGTGCTGGAACAGGTGTATCTAGTAGTGTTATATCTAATTGGAATTTAGGTGATAGTGCTGCTTATGGTAGTTTCTATATAGGTAAGAATGGTGGTGACGGAACAAGCAGATTATTCGTTGCTGGAACTACTAACGATGGAACTACTGATATAATTAATTTAATGGATAGTGATTATAGCTCAGTTCACACAGTAGACACTAATGGTCGTGGATATTTCGCAAGTCAAGTTAAAATTGGCGGAGATTCAACTTTCGGTAATGAATTATTTCATATAGCTTCTGAAACAGATGCAGATATGATTTTGGAACATGTCAAAGATGACGGTAACCCTTTATTTATATTTGATAGAGCAAAAGGAGATTTAACAACTAAAGCAATAGTAGGTGATGGCACTATTATTGGCTCTGTTGTAGCGCATGGATATGATGGCGTTGCTTATAGAGATGCAGCCAATATTAGATTTGAGGTAGATGGTACACCAGCTGCTGATGATATGCCTGGAAAAATAATGCTTTCAACTTCACCAGCAGGAGCAACACTACCAGTAGCTAGGCAAACAATATATCAAGATGGAACTATGGAGTTTAATTCTGTTAAAGATAAAACATTTTCGGTAAGTATTGCCGATGATGGTACTATTGTTTTACCTACAGCCGTGTTTGGAATGTTAGAAGTATTTACAGATGCAGAGTATATGCACGTTTATATAACGGTAGATGGAACAGTAACAAGCGTTTACGCATCTACCAATACAGCTACAACCGATAGTGATACTAATTTATGTGTATACGATGGCGGAACAGGAGCAGTAATTAAGAACAGATTAGGTGCTACAAAAACAATTAAATATAGGTTCTTATATTAGGTGATTAAATGGGACAAAAATATGGTAATAATAATATAAAAGTTTCAGAAGATGGTTCTGCTAATGATTATATAACTATTGATGGTTGGCACGATGCTGGTGTAGACAAAAATATAGTAAACGGATACGAAACATTTGTATCAGTAGAGAAAATATAATAGTAGGGATTAATATGGATATGGAGAAGTTTGTAATGACACAATTTGATAAAGTAGACAAAAAACTAGATACAGTAGTGAAAGGTATAAACGATCTAAAAACAGAAGTGCGAGTAACAAACCAAAAAAATTGTGATGATCACGAAGTTTTTAATGGAAGAATAGAAAAAGTAGAAACTAAAATTAAGATCCCAATTACTTCTAATACCTTCATTTCAAGTTTGTTAGGGCAAACACCCGTACATAAATTAATTAATATAGTATTCATGTTAGTTGTTATTGTAGGTGTATTTTTAGGAATAAAATTTATATAGGTGATTTAAATGGTAGTAAAGAAATTTGATAATAGTATAACTATTAAAAAAGTAGGTAAAGCCATGGCTGCATTATTAGTTGGTGGATTGGCTAGTTACGGATTTAATTTAGATTCACAAATCGCTATGTCTGCAAGTGTATTAATTTTGTTAATAGCTGACAATGTACTTAAACATAAATATAAATTTGATTTAATTGAATATATAAAAAAATTAGTTTCCAGAATAAATTTGTAGGTATTTTTTTACCTATACTTTTTTTTATTATGGAGATTTATATTGTGACTGGTTAAAACTAGTAAACCAATTTGGTTCTTTGACACGCCATCTATAAGTAAAAGCATATTCTATTGTATTTTTATCTATTACTCTGCCTATATCATAGGCCACTAACAGACAACGTTCGAAATTGTCTGCTTGTAACTTTAATGATTCACGAGTTTCGTTAGGGAACATAATATTTACTCCTTTAGTTTTTTACCACATCTAGGGCAAAAATCTATATTACTTGTTATAGATTTTTTATTTCCATTTTTATCTTCATATAGTATTGTATAAAATACAATGTCTTCTGTGACATTAGATCGTATTATTTCTATAGATTCATTCCAACCTTCTTTAGCATCTCGTTTATTTATTTGTTTAATCCTGTCACATTCGTGTATTTCATAATCTTCACTCATATTTACGCATCCATTCTTCCCAATAGTATATTATTTATCCTTAAAATAGATTTTGTTACTTCCATCGCACTATTTAAAGCTTGTACTTTAATTAATAATGGTTCTATTACTTCTGACATATCAGCCGCTGTTCCGTTCATTACATCTATGCCTACATTTGTGTTGTTCTTATTCTGTGATCTTGCCTTTAAGAATGTTTCAAACTGATTAGATCCTGAACTTGTAGCTAATGACATTGGTATAATCTCAATAGCTTCAGCTAATTTCTGTATTATTAATTGTTCAATACCCTCAAATTTTAATGCGTAATCTCTTAGTTTATTAGCTACTGCTAACTCACAAGATCCTGCACCAGTTAGTATTAAATTACTCTTCTTAATTGAATCTACAACTTTAATAGCGTCCTCTATGCTTCGTTCCATTTCTTCTATGAAACTATTATTAGTACCTCTAATAATTATTGTTCGTGCTTTAGTGTTTTTATTAGTTATTTTAGCGTATTCTTCACCGTATTTATTGACAACTTTAAAACTACCTACACCTAATTGAAAAGGGTTTAAATCTTTAATACTATTAACCACACTAGCACCAGTAATTTTAGATATATGTTCTAAGTCTTCCATCTTAACTCTCTTAATACATGATATTCTTTCTTTTGTTAAGTAGTCTTTAACAATATCAGACACCATTCCGTTACATAACACAACGTCAGCACCTATTTTTTTAATACTAGATACTATTTCCCTTGACAATAATTCTTCTTGATCCATATAAGTTGATAATTGGCTAGGGTCTGACATATTTATATCAGGAACTTTAACTACTAACTCTCTATTAATTAATAAAAAGTGCGCTACTGGTTTATCTTTTGACATATCTTTATGTATTAATTCCTTATCAATAACAAATCCTTTTACAGTTTCAATTTCATTAGCGCTTGATCCTTTAATAGTACAAGTAAATGTGGTATCCTTGCTATCAATATTTCTAAGTGCTGCTGCTACATCCTTAAATAATTTAGGTTTACCTGCAATCTTACCTGTTAATGTAGTCTTAACTATATTCTCTATATCTTCATCCTTAACTTTACGAGATAATTCTTTATAATATTTAATTGCTTCATCAATACCGATCTCGTAAGTATCAATAATCTTCTGTGGGTGTTGGTTATATGGTGACTTTCTCAATTCTCCAGCTTTCTTTAGTAAAGCACCTGTCAATACTATTGAACTGGTAGTCCCGTCTCCTACTTCTTCATCCTGTGTTCTAGCAATATCAACTAACATCCTAGAAATAGGATTATCAATATTAAGTTTTTGAATTATAGTAGCACCGTCATTAGTTATTGTTGATTTATCTGAACCTTGGAATAAAATTAGTTTGTCCATACCTTTTGGACCTAGTGTTGTTGCTAACTCATCAGCTGTAGCTTCTACAACCATTGAATTTTGTGTTAAAGCATCAATACCACGAGCTTGTGAATTGATTGGTTTTGCATTATTTTCTGTCATATATACACCCCTTACCTACATACCAAAACATTTATATACGTCTTGGATATAATAGGTAAAAGTAATATATATACTTATCGTTTAATTCCTAGATACTTTTTGATTTTTGTAGAGAAATTATCTTTACATAATTTTAGCTTTGTATTTTCTTTATAAAGCTCACCATATTTTTTATGTAAATCTTGATATTCTTGTAAATTTACTAATTTTACATATGTTGATCCTATATCTATTTCTCTATTAAGATATTTTGTATCTATTCTATAAAACTTAAGCATATCATTCCTTCTTTTTTTTAGGTGTTACTGATTTACTTAATAATTTTTTTGGTACTTGTTTAGGCACTTCCACTAATTCAAATGTTTTCAAGTCTTTACTAAAACTTATATTATATTTTTCAGTGTCAATATCATTCTCACCACATAGTTTAGCAAATAACTCCTGTCTAATGTGATTTAAACCTTTTATAACAAATTGTGACTTAGCTATAATTGAGTTGTGCTCATTAAATAATTGAAATAAATTATTTAATTCAACTTGTTCTGATTGTTTTAATGCGTATATTTTGTTTTCTACCATTATATCACCATTTTTATTTTAAAAATGCGATAGGGTATATTAGTTTTTTGAATAAAACTAGCTCCTACCACAATCACTTCCTATTTTTAACCTTAACAACTTTTGGTGTTTTTGCTGCATAATATATTAAGTAAAATAATGCTCCGATACCTGTAAGAAATAACCATGCTAAAAATGCAAACCAGTTAAATTTCTTTTTAGACATGAACGTGTATATCTTAGTTTCTTTTACTATACTATAACCGTCCATAATATATTCGTCTACTTCACTCATTAAATCCTCTCCTCTAACATTTCTTTAACTTCTTTCTCTAAGTAATCACATTCAATAACCCTAGAACCTGTCTTGCTTAGGTGTACTAAAAATAAATCTCTTACCTTAATACCCCATTGTTCTAATAAATACTTATACATTGATAGTTGTAAACAGTATTTGTTATAACTATTATCTACTAAGTGTTTAATTGGTCCTTTTAATTTGTTATTATACTTATCATTAGCTACTATATATTCATTTGTTTTCCAGTCGCCCAAAGAAACAGTTCCATCACTATTATAAATTATAAAGTCAATCTGTCCAGCAACTTTATAACAATCTGAATATACTATAGGTTCTGTGCATAATAATTCACAACTCTCTAATAGTTTTTCAGTAAACATTATTCCATTCATTGCGTGTGGGTACTTTTCTGTTTCATCTCTATTAAGTAACCGACCGTAGTCCATATTTTTTTCTAATAGTTCATGAACTGCAGTGCCGTAACTACACGCCTTATCACGTTTCTCATTCCATCTGTTTTTCAAAGCGTATTCACTAATATTTTCCTTATAAGCACACGCCTTTAGTATTTTACCATCGGGGTCAAACTCATTTGCATACTTTGATATAAGTGTTGTAACTGATATAAACTCCTCAGCGGCAAACCTATACACATGATCGTCCTCTGTGAAGTTAATTTGTTTCTGTTTAAGTTTGATAATATGTTGTATTTCTTTTTTATCCATTATTTATCACTTCCATCTTTCCAAAAGATACTTTTATTTAAATATTGTTGCTGTCGTTTATCATCCCAGCAATCTATTCTACTTAAATTACTTAATCTATCAGCGAATTTTAATATCATCCCACGCTTTGTTTTAAGTCTAGGGAAATAATATCCGTACTGATCTTTGCTACCTTCATGTGTTACTTCCATTACTAAATCAGCAACATCCTTATTGAACTCTTTAACAAGCTCCTCATAGGTGGTGTCTGTGTCTTCTATCGTATCGTGTAAATATCCTGCTGCAATTAAATTATCGTCCCAATCATAAAATAAACTATTTAATGAATTTAATATATTACCAACAATATAACAGTGTTTATTAAAATAACTATCTTCGTTATCTGGATCACTATCATCAACTTGACCACGATGTTTTTTAATAGCAAATACATATGCTTTATCTACTAATTTACTCATCTAACCACTCCTATTGTAATTTCTTTCATAGCGAAAAACACCGTTACATCGGCAGGTATTTCTTTTATATCCAATACTACTCCAGCCCAGAAATCTTTTCCCCACGATGCCTTAAAATAACAGGGAAGGTTATTTTTAACCTGCTTCCAGTTATCTTTGTTTAGCACTATATCTTCTAGTTCTATTCTTCTTGATATTTTAATCATTTTTACCTTCTTCCAACCACTCATACCTAACTGGCATTATTAAATTCCATATTTTCCATTGCAAAATTTTAATAATTGTTTTCTTATTATAGAATTGCCAAACTATTTTTTCGGCATCACCAAATAATAGTCTACCATTAATTTTAGATTCTGGTAAAAATACATATCCTTTATCTTTTAAAAATAAATCTTCTTCTTTATATTTAGTCATTCAACCACCTTTAAATCTCTTTTATTATTTGGTTGTTTACCCATTCTGATAATGATATTTGGTTCTTAGCGCAGAACTTTTGTAGTTTCTTTTTGTTTGCTGATTCTAAACTTACTAATGTCGGTACTCTTTTTATATATCTTCTTACGTTCATTTATTCACCCACATAGGATATGTTAATTTAATAACACCTATAAAAAAAACTATTAAAAACCAAAGACTATAGTTCATTGATAAGTATACCCCTAATATTGTTATTAATACTCCTACTGCTGTATAAAATAAGTTTTCTTCATTATTCATTAATAATCCCCTTCCTTTACGAACTTGAATAAGTCCACTGCTAACTTTTTTGTTCTTGGTAGTACAAAATTTGTGTCGTACTCTGGTGTGCATTTTATCTCGTTTGCAATTATGTGCGGTACAACCTTAAGTATAGCTAACATTTTTATTTGATCTTCTTTACTGTGTTCTATTACAGGGCCTTCTGTTGTTTTTGGTAAAGTATCTAAATCTTTCATTGAATTATTTGCAGAAGCTTCATATTGCATTTTAGATACTTTCATTGTTTCTGTTTCCTTTATTTCTTCGTGTGCTGTTACTGATTTCTTTGGCACTGCTGTTACTTCTATGTATGTTAGTATGTCGTTCTTTGATGATTCGCTTTTGATACTGGTAAAGTCCACACGTGTGCCCTTGTCCATTTTCTTAACTCTTTCTTCAAACAAATCGTCGCCAACGTTAAGCCACGCGTCGTCAATTAATACTGATTTGTTTTTTATACTTACTGCCCTTAATGTTCCTAACATTACTCATCACCTGACCCTAGTTCCTCTTTAGATAATTTTATTTCATCTTCTTTAACATTATATTTCATAAATAATCCACCTAAGCTAATTAAGTTATATGTGATATTATTATCAATAGTAATAATTGCAGATATATAATATTTATTTTTTCTAAACCAACTATATCTATCAGGTATATATTCAACTATATCATCTATTCTAACAAAGTCAGGCGCTTGTAAGAGTTTATCTGGTGGTGTAATCAATGAAAACTCAATAGGCTCAACTGTTTTAAATGCTTTTATACCATCAGCAGCTATTTCTACTTCTCCAGTAGGCTTAAATGATCCGCCTATAGATAAACTCTTTGATGATAATATATAAATTAATACTTGCCTAGCTTCTTGTGATAAACCTTCTACTGGAAGTTTATTACACTGTTTAGATTTTTGAAGAGAATCTAAACTTTCCAACTTCTCAACTCTTGCTCTTAGTTTGCATACATCAGAATCGTCTAAGACATCTTCTATATCTGACTTCATATCATCTATGTCATCATCTGTATCATCTAATAATACTTCTAGTTTCTTCATCTTTTGTGACAAATCTTTTATTAAAAGTTTGTCGCTCTGTTTAGATTCTTGCAGAGAATTTAAACTTACTTCTAACTCTTTGATTGATCTGAAAGCTATATCCAATGTTTCCATACCTAATTTATTATTTATTCTAATTCTTTTCTTATCTACTTTGATCTTATCTAACCATTTACCCATAATATCACAACCTATCCTCATTTTCCATTATTCCTTTTTCTATTGTTATTCTATATCTGTTTTTAAACTTGTATTTCTTTCTTAATTTCTTCTTTTCCATTAATGCTAAGTTTCTTGACCATACTAATTGCGGGAGGCTTGTTTTGCCATCCTTTTCTGCAAATACATAGTAGTTAGGCATAAAATTCCATTTCCATCCTGTAAATGTAATAGTGTGTATTTGTTTTTGAACAAACAAAGTCCACAAATCACTCCATATACATTTTAAGGAATATAGTATTACCGTGTTTTATTAGGTGTGTAGTATATCCTCTGTCTTCGTACTCTTTAATTAACTCTTCTTGTTTCCATCTTCCCATTCTAGTTATATCAATTTTCATTCAATCTCACCTATTTCCTTTCCACATCTAGGACATAATATAAAGTGCCCGTCTGTGATTACGTCGTCCTTTGTGAATTGTCCACAATCACTACAATAATAGTCTAACATCATCTGTCATCGCCCCATACTGCTTCTGATACTTTATAAGATAACTCGCCATAATACTCTTTGAACTTTTCAACTGTTGAGCAATCACTACATACATAGTTCTCATCACTGAAGTCTAACCTTTCAATTTTACCACAAATAACACATTTAATTTCTTCCATTGCAACCAATTCCCAATTTTATACTAAAATTACTCCTGTATAATAAACATTATTCTAATGTTAATTACCTATCTAATAATACAGTATTTGTATTATATTATATAAATATAATATAACGTGAAAGTATATAAGGGGATATGCCGCTACATATTGTGTTGAGAATTAGTAGACCACAACATATTGTGGTTTAAGGAGGAGAAAGTGGGGAAAATAGTAATGAGTAGGAGGGTAATCCTTATAGCAAAACCGTCCCCACATATCTCAGAGTTTTATGTAACTATAGTATGTTATTAAAGTATTTAAATGTTGCTCCTACATTTTCCTATAACATCTAGGTTTGTACTCATAAATGTTACCTGATACTATTAACTTATTAAGGAAAAAATCTATATCTTCCCCGAACATTTCTTTTATCCTGTCGTATTCTAAATCACTATAGTCGTCAAACGCTTTAGATACTAGGTCTAATGTTGTTTTAGCCTCTGTATTCATGCCGCTCTGCAACAAACTTAGGTCTGTTTTAGTATTACGGATCTTAATTCCAGCGGACTCGTAGGAGTCTATTATTAACTCTTTAGCAAATAGTAAATCTTCTATATTAATCTCGTTGCTGAACCTTAACTTAGCACTAGCCTCGGATAATCTCTGTATTGTATTAGCTACCCTTAAATTGAAACCTTTTAAACTCTCAGAACCTTCCTTTATGTTCTTGAATAGATTAAACGCCTCACGCTTATAATCGTTAACTAATTCCTTTGGTACTACTGGGTTAAACTTCTTAGCGTGACTAATATACTTCCTAATGAAATCAACGTCTAAGTCTACACTGTCATCTATATTATTATTATAACTAAATATAGAGTCGTAAATATCTTCCATGTTGTCGTTAATTACTGTATTGTCAATTAAGAAGACTAAGTCAAACCTAGATAATAGAGACGGACTGAACGGAAGCTCCTGTATTCCTTTATGGTTAAATACGTTATTACGAGGATTAGCTGATGCTATAATACTGGTCTCAGTTTTTAGTACTTGGTGTTGGTTGAATTTATGTATGTTAATCTTACCGTCTTCCATAGCTGTGTGTAATGAAGCTTTATCGTCATCGCGCATCTTGTCAAACTCGTCAATTAATACTATACCTTTATTACCTAGTACTAATGCTCCAGGTGTTAAAACAACTTCCTTACTACCCATAAACTCCATTTGCTGAACGGATGCGGTTAATCCTACTCTAGTAGTATCACCACCATTAGCTGTCTGAACTCTAGGAACTATATTTCTTACACTGTTCATTAGTTCGGATTTGGCTGTACCTGGGTTTCCTACCATCATTAAATGTATCTCACCACGCTTTCTATTATTAATGTGTGTTTCACGTGTAACGCCGCCAACTAATTGTAATAGTATAGCTTTTTTAATATTGTCCATACCCTTTACCTTAGGGACAATATACTTAATTAACTCATTTACATGGTTATTACTTAGAGCTAATGATTTTAGTTTATCTATATCATTAGGTTCTATTGTGGTATTTTCTAAGCTGTCCTTGTCAGGTTGTATGTCTACTACCTCTAAATACCAATCCATTGTAGTGCTTTTATTCTCGTGGTCTTTTAATCGTAAGTACCCTATAAATATATTACTTAACCCTTCCTCAAACCTATTAACTAAGTTTTCAGGGATAAAACATTCTAACTGTATGGGCTTAGATGCCATTTCGCTATCCTCGTAAGGCTCTTGTATTAGCAATCTTTGAGTTATTTGCGTGTCGCAGTGTTCTTTCTTTAATTTAAAGTATTTAGTATTATTACATTCAGCTTCAGGACATTCATATGGCTTCTCTATGTTTAAGCCGTCAATATCAATCATGAAAGTAGTCTTACACTTACCGCACTCGTACGCTGCTTTCTTAAGTGTAGGCTTAGGGAAGGTGTGCTGTATCACCATTCCCCTTGCTTGTATTAGTTTATCTATATGTTTAGTAGTGACCGACCCGAGGTAGACCTTAAGGGGATGGAGATGGTTAGAGGTCGCAACTCGTATATCATCAATTAGTTCCATCCTTTCCTTGTCTAATTCAGATCGGTCTTCTAGTATACTAATAAAACTTGATTTAATTAAACTGTCCAATTCCTGTGTCCCTAGTTTAGCTTCTTTAAAAATAGTGTTTGAATCTTGCAGCTCCTTATAGTCTAGTTTGAATATATTATTATTATCCTTATCTATGATATCATCTATATAATCTAAATTATTATCAATCAAAAAATCTTTTGTATATCGGATTAAAGAATCCATTTCAACCATGCTAACCATAAAGGGCGACCTCCGCAAACTTTTAAATAAAACTTAAAAGTATAATAGTTATAACAAGCTAGTATATATATGTTTTGTTAGCGTTTAATCAGGACACTAAAAAAAGACCCTAAAAAAGACCATATTTTTAGTTTTTATTGCACATACATACTATTTCATACATAGATATATAAAACTAATGATAAATTTAATGGAAACAATAATCTAACAGCAACTGTGTGGAGAACCCTATAGAGTTATTCCTCTATAATATATATACATAATCACGTTATATAATAAAAAAACCTACTGTATACCTTCGGGGCGATACACTGTTAACCCACACCTTACATGAAATGTATAGTATGTGTTTATAATACTTTTGTATGTTTAGGTTATATTAGCAATAAATAGCTAAAAAAGGAGTGATTTTTTGAGTAGAATTTTTCATGTAACAACATTAGGAATATTACCACTTACAAATGGTGATAAAATTAATAAAAGTTGTTTTATATTTTATGATGATCATAAAGATATTATAAATGATATAAGAGTACAGTTATTAATGAAAACCAATAATATAGAACAATGGAATATGATAGATAAAATAATTAATAAATATATTAAGGATGTGATTTAAATGGTTAAAGCGGTAACATTGAAAGATGAAGTGATAACATTATTAAATAGAATTAGAGATGATAGTAGATTTGGTATGTCATACTCACAATCTATACTATTTTTGTTTGGTGAAATAGATAAGCTTGAACAGGAAGCGTTGAAGGATAGAAGGAACTATGTTTTAGCTATAGCTAAACTTGAAAAACATGGAATTAAGTTTTAGGTGATAAGAATGGATGAGGAATATTTTAACAAGGATTCATTAAAGTATTTCACAATGTATTACTTTCTTATTAAGGATACATCTATTAATATAGATAATTTAATAACTAAGTTTGATGAATATAGTAATAATAAAGGATTAGATATTATTCTAAGTAATAAACAGAAGGAGGCATTATACTATTATTACATACAAAAGAAGTCTAGCGTTGAATTTGAGTTAATCAATACGAAGAATCATAATGTTATTGAACAGAATTTGTTTAAGGCAGACTTGGAAATTAAGTTCCTGAAGGAAAGTGTCGCACACTGGAAGGAAGTAGTGTCTAAGTTGGAAAGATTAGAGGAGATTGAATGAGAGAAATAAAATTTAGAGCATGGGATAAACAAATTAAAGAAATGTTAAGTGTTGATAAAATTGAATGGGATAGAAAATTAGTTTATATTAGAAGCTCAACAAGAGATCATATGGAAACTCCACGAAGAATATCTGAAGATATATGTTGCTTAATGCAATACACCGGTCTTAATGATAAGAACGGAAAGGAAATCTACGAAGGAGATATAGTAGAGTATTTTAAGAGGCGTTATTTTATTAAATTTCATTTAGCTAATTTTATGTTATCAAAGAAAGAATCTAATTTTTTAGGATTAAATAGTGCCATATATTCTCAAGACGGAGTATTAACAGTAATAGGTAACATACATAAAAACCCTAAATTATTAAAGGAGTGAGGATTATGGATGTTATAGAACATGATATTAAATGTATTAAGTGTGGAAAGGTAATGAGGACATTCTTGCCATTGGAAGAATATATTTGCGATGAATGTAATAAGGAATAGTAACCTTTATATAGTACTATATATATTATATATAGGAAGAAATTCCTTATAAATTATAGGTGATAAATTATGGCAGGGCCAGAAAAAGAGTTCCGTAGTGGAGCAATTAAAGCAACAGTGTGGAAGAACGAAGTTGAATTTAAAGGCGTTAAGACAGATGTATTTAAAATAACACTTACTAAATCATACAAAGATAAAAATGGTGAATGGAAAGATACTAACCAATACACTATGAATGATGCACTTAAAGCGGCAGAATTACTTAGAACTGTGGCTAATCAGTATAACATTGAAGAGGTTAAGAGGGATTAATTTCCTTCATTTTATAGCAGGGTAGTATAATAGTATTACGCAGTTTGATCAACTGAGATGCGAGTTCAATTCTCGTTCCAGCTATTATAGAAAGACTTATAAAGATTGAATCCCTCTTTATAAATATATGCAGACTGACAAAGAAGTGACAATATGGGAAAAGTAGGAAGACCACCAGTAAAAACATCATTTAAGAAAGGTGATGCACGTAGCAGAGCTGCTGCTAGTAAAGGTGGGAAGACAAAGAAAATACAAACTAAAATACTTAAGGAACTTAAAGATATTGCTAAACTTGATTCTAATAATTACATGGAAAAGATAGATGTAATTAATCCGTCAACAGGTGACAGGAAACAAACCTACTCAATCCTATTAGCTGGAGAGAAAGGGTTTGACTATTTATTATCTCGTAGATTTACTGAGATAGAAGAATCAATACAACAAGCGATGGCTAAGACTAATAATCCTAAGGAACACATGGAATTGATGAAGCAAGGATTCAATACACTGAAACAATTAAGAGAAACATTGTACGGAACTAATACTAATATTAAAGCTGACGTTAAGACAGAAGATGTATCAAAAGACTTATGGGACAAATTAGGGCAGAAGTGGAAGAAATGAAAGAGGCAATGCCTGACTTAGACTTAGTTGTTAAGTCTTACTTCGGAATTGATCTCTTCCCTTACCAGAAAGAAATAATAGAATCTATTTTTAGTGATGACCGTAAGGTTACAATTAGAGCAACAACACGTGCTGGTAAATCATATTCAGTTGCACTAGCTGCACTGTTATTTGCGTTATGTTACCCAGGTAAGAAGGTTGGGATAATAGCGCCAACACAGCATAAGACTAAAATTATAATGGGATACATTGGTGAGTTCTTATCAGTTGCTCCAGACTTAGTTGGTATGCTTGACATGAGTATGTCTAGTAATGACATCGCAAGACTAAAGAAAGAAACATCTAAGCAGCGTCTAACATTTGTCAATGGAAGTTCAATAGAGGTTTTAACTGCTGACTTGCCAAGTGGTGGTCAGGGATTAATGGGACGTGCTTATCATTTAACTATAGTAGATGAGAGCGCTGAAATTAGTGCTGAAGCTTATTCAAAGATATACCGAATGCTGGTTGAGTCTAAAGATGCTAAATTGGTTGAGATATACAACCCATGGTATTTAAATCATACTTACGAACACTTCAATGACGAGTCATGGAAGAAGATACACATTGACTGGAGACGTTGCGTTAAGGAAGGACGATTACACGAGAACGATATAATGGATCAGAAGAGGAACTTAACTGAGTTAGAGTTTAGTGTATTGTATGATGCTAACTTCCCGAAGGATATAGAGAACAGTATATTCTCACAACAGGGCCATATAGAAAATGCTATACGGAAGAAAGAGTTTAAGTTATACGACAGAATATTAATAGGTGTAGATGTTGCACGAGGCGGTAAGGACTACACGGTAATTACCATAGTTGGTGAATACAAGGGCGACTTCAGTTATATAGAATACAAGAAGATGGACACCAACGACATAATGAAAGTGGTAGGAATGACAACATTATATGCTGATAAATACAAAGCTTACGAAGTGAAGATAAGTGTTGATACTGTTGGACTAGGCGCTGGAGTTCATGACAGACTCAAAGAAATGTCATACAATTCAACTGCATTCTCTGCAGGGTCACGTGCAAGGAATAAGTCACGATTCTATAATATAAAGGCAGAGACTATATTTGAGTTGGCTGATATTATGAAGGAGGGTAAGTTTTACAATTTACCATATCCAAGCGAGTACGCACTACAGTTAAAGAAATGGATATTTGAAGTGAGGTCAGACAGACAGCTTAGAGTAATTGACCCAGAAGATAAGAGTCCTGATTTCGCGGATAGTTTAGCAATTACATTTAATAGACCACAACAAGTATTAGTGGGATCAATAGATTTATAGATAAGTTTATAAAGTCACAGAACTTGTATACTATATAACTTATCTCTTGGAGGAATAAATATGGCATTTTTTGATTTTTTTAGTAACATATTCGTACAGAAAAGCGCACCAGTACAAAAATCTGATTTTATGAGTAAACAAATAGGTAAATACACACAAGTAATTGATTCGATACCTACTTATAACCCTAATGATATTACTGCATTTGAATTAGATAGGAATAAATGTTACATAATGGCTGAGGCAAACGACACATTAAAAAATGTTTTATACGTTGTCAATAGGGAAACTTTCAAGGAAGGATATGATATACAACCTAAATACAGGTTCAAATGTTTAGATTGTGGTGCTGAATATGATAGAGAAGTTGAAATTTGTGAGAACGATAAATGTAAGTCAAGTAATTTAATAGAGCCTGACGAAGAAGAGAAGAAAAGATTAGAGACAACACTTGATATTATTAACAGGAACGACGAGAGTGTTATTAAGTTATTCAAACAAATAGAAAAAGACCTTAATATAGTTGATGAGGCTTACATTTTAAATACAGGTGAAGATGAATACTATAGATTACATCCACTGTCAATCAAGCCGATTATATCTGAGCAAGGATTATTAGGTCACGATGAAGGCGGACGAATGTTAGTATTCCAAACATATGATAGAACTCAAGTATTTCCATTAGATGAAGAACAAGAGATACCTGAAGGACACGTTAGTGCAGATTACTTATCTAACGATGGTAAATATTATAACAGAAGGGAACTAATCAGGATACATAAATTTGATGATGGATTACATGAGTCTTATCCTCCAGTAATGACTCTATGGGATAAATTATATATGTTGAATAAAATGGATGAATATTTAGCATTATGGTATGCAGGTAAGAGACCAGCAAAGGGTATTATGGTATTCAATACAGACGATCCAATCTCAATGCAAAAACAATTAGCTGATCAGGCTCTTAACCAAAAGAAGAACCCACATTCATTAATGACTATATACACAGATTTAAAAGATGCTAAGAAATTAGTAGAGTATTTACCACTTACACCAACACCGAGTGAGTTAGATTCTGAAGCTACAAGAGATAACATACGTAGATATATTGCAGGATTTTATGGTATACTTCCACTATATATGGGAGACGTTTCTAATACTGGTGGCTTAAATAACGAGACATTACAATTAACTGTAACACGTGACACAATTTTATCTAACGTTCGTAGGTACGATAAGATCCTTGAGTTGATAGCTAAGAGATTAGAAATTAACGATTGGGTTGTAACTATTAAATTACCAGACGAAATTAAAATGACAAGATCCTTAGAACTTGAGAACCAGAAGATAGACGTTGCTATTAAGAAGCAAAATTTAGGTTACGAGATGGAATACGACGAGGATACTGATGATTGGGAACTTGGGGAAAAGCGAGAAGCTCCTACAGAAGAATCAGGAGTCCCGTTCAAGTTTGACGAACAGTTTTAGGTGTGATTAAATGGCTAGGGTATATGTAAAAGACCCCAGCAAAGCACCCGCTGGAGCAAAACTTACACAAGGTAAACGTGGTGGATTTTATTATGAGTCTGGGCCTAAACAGCCTAAGGCTACATCTTCTTATTCTGAACAAGTAAGCCACTTTACTAAAGAAGTACCTATTAATTCTGAAGTTGAATATAACTACGATTACTTCGGTGATCATGTTATACGTACTAAGGGTGAGAGTGACAGAGTTGAGTCCCTTATAACACCTGAGCATTTCAGTAAGGATCATGTAAGTATCCATAACCACACAGATAATACTCCTCCGTCCCCGCAAGATATAATGGCATTTTTATATATGAAGCAGAGCGCTAGCATTATTACTAATCCTGATGGAACTGTATATGTAATGACTAAGGACGAGAACACTACTGATTTAGATTTAGGCATAGTACCTAAGGACAAAGAAGAGTTAAGGGATTTAGTTGGATATGTATCTGAAAGGTCAGAGGAAGAAATGAGAGACTTCGTTGTTAATGTATCTGATCAGACAGTGCCATTTAGTGTACAGGTATTACCATATTTCCAGAAGAAGTATAATTTCAAAGTAGATGTAATTAATAAGACTGCTAAGAAGTATATCAAGAAGGCGGGGATTACTAACCAGATAGACAGTATAATAGGTGTGCGTAAAGACCCTAAAAAAGTTATACTATTATTAAACTCATTTTTCAAGACCACACTTAAGGCATTTATATCTACTAAGTTATTTGAGGTATTCACTAAATCAAAGCGTAGTATAATACCAAGCGCTAAAATAACCCGTAATGACGACAATATAGTAGAAAGTGTTTTAAATAGTAAAGTACTATCTAATACATATTCATACTTGTCAAAAAGGACAAGCAAGAAGATAAATGACATTATAGCTCAGGGCGTTAAACAAGGCATCGGACAACAGAAGATCCGTGCCGCAGTTAGCAATGAGATCAAGACATTCACTAACAATAGAGTAGAAACTATAGTTAGAACCGAAAGTAACAATATAATGAACCTTGCAAGAGAGAAAGCATATTCCGAGATAGATCCAGAACAAAAGAGAAAGTATATAATGCGAGGCCCTACAGATTCACGTAATGCAGAATCAAGCAGGGTAATAAAGAGAGAACAAGGACGAGGATTACCAATGAAAGACTTAAAGAAATTAGTAAAGAGAGTGGCAATGAAATACCATCCGACTACTTACGATCCAAGCCGTCCCTTTTCCTATCATATTAATCAAAGACATAGTTTAGGTGTAGCAATATGAGTGGATTCGCAGAGTATGAAAAATCAGGTTACGATCCAGTTAAGTGGAACGATGCCATTGAGAAGAGATATCCTAATGGAGGGGTGTGTGATTATTGTGGGAAGAATGCTGAGTTTTTGCACGTTTATGAAGAGAGTGTTTGTCGTAATTGTATTGAAGATATTAATAAGCATTGTAATACTTCTTTTCCTATTACCAGTATTGAGTCTGGTTTTTGTGACTTTTGTGGCCACTATTCTTCTATACCCGAGATGCAAGGACAAGTAAGAATAGATATATGTACTGAGTGTATGGCACGTATAGGTAAACAAACAAGAACAAACAACCACAAAAAAATGAAGCTTTAGACGAAAGCTTTATAAACTACTTTTCACTTCTATTTTTATATACCTTCGGAGAGGTTGATATGAAACTAATAAAAGAGAATGACAGACGTATTGTACAGGGTTATGGTTCAGTAGAAGTATTGGATCGCCAAAATGAATTAATTCCGATTGACGAAATAAGGAAGTTCATGAGGACTTATATTAAACGTGGCGCTCCGTTGATGTATAATCACACTAATCAGTCTGTAGGGAAGCTTATTGATTACGAAATAGTAGAGAAGAATAATAAACCTGCTATTTTAATCAAAGCCGAAGTATACGACGATTATCCAGAAGACGATGATATTTGGGACAAAGTTAATTCTAACATTATTACTGGGTTTTCTATAGGGGGCGGCCGTCCGGAACGTAAAGTTACCAAAGAGGGGGCTGTGTTATACAATACTCCTGTGTGGGAATTTAGTCTAGTTGAGAGACCAGCAAATCAGATGTCTACTATAACGGCACATAGTGTGGCTAAATCTGATAATAGTGAGACATTATTTGTACCATTATCCAAGGCTTGTGATGAACAAATTAAACCTGAAGTTAAAGACAAAAAGATTAATGAGGTGGAAACTATGGTAGTTAAAGAAGAAGCTCCTAAGGAAGAAACTCCTACATTGGAATCTCGTGTTGATGTATTAGAAAAAGCATTAGTAAAAATACAAAAAGCAGATGAAGAAGTTAAGGAAGCTCCAAAGGAAGAAGATAAAAAAGAAGAAGTAGCAAAAGAAGAAGCTCCAAAAAAAGAACCAGCTGCTGAAGAAGATAAAAAAGAAGATATAAAAGACATGCAAAAAGCAATGATTTCAGCTATAGCAGAAGGCTTCGCAAATTTAAAGAAATCCGATAAGAAAGTAGAAGAGCCAAAAGTTGAAAAGAACATTAAGAAAAAAGTTGAATTACCAGTGAAAAAATCAGCTAGTAATGATTTCAACGACTTCTTAGTTAAAGTAGGAGCTAGAGGTGAATAGATATGGCTTACACAAATTTAGACGCATTACCAAGATTCAACACTCTTGAAGATCAATTTAGTTATTATTATGAAGCAGCAGTTAAGAAATCTGATGACCCGATTATTTCAACAACATCAGGTATGATTAACGCTAGATACGGAATGGAATTATTTTCCGCATTATCTCAAGAAGCTAACGCATTCGGAATTTTACCTAAATTCTCATACACTAGAAAAGGTTTCAGAGCTATAACAGCAAACGAAGCAACTAGTGCAGGTGCAGCAGAAAACGCTAACTGGCCTGAAACAGACAAACCAGATGTTACAGAAGTATCTGTAGCTTTGAAAAATGTTAGAACTCCTTACGATATTTCAATGCAAGAAATGATTTACGAAGGTAATGATGACACTGTATCTAACGCTGACTTACACAAATATTACGGTGTTAGACACGCAAGTGTAATCAACGGTCAATTAATGGCTACTAACGGAACTTTAGCTTCAAACAATTTCGAAAGTTTAGACCGTGTTTGTGGTTCATACTCTGAGGTAACTAACTGTACAGATGCAGCAGCTGGTGCATACTCCGCTGGAGACTTAGATATTTACTCACAAGACAGAGACGCAGCTGTAAGTTGGGTTGATGCTTATGTTGATCATAACAGCTCAGTAATGAGAACTTTTAGTTTAGACTTAATCGTAGATGCATTCGGTGAAGTTGAAGTATACGGTGGAAAAACAAATGTTATTATGACAGGTAAAGATACATGCGCTGACATTGAAAAAGAAGCAGATGTATATGTTAGATATAACATGACTGGTGGAGCATTAAAATCTTCATTTGTTAGCTTAGGTGTTAACGGTGTACAAACTATTGAAGGAACTGGAAAAGGAACTAGAACTGCTGAATTATATGGTGTACCTTTATTTAAATCTAAAGACACAGTAGCAGAATCAACAGGTTCAAGTAGAATTTACGGTTTAGACACAGGAATTAATGAATTGGGTGTAACTCCAAAAGTAGGAATTAAAATGGGAATGCCTCCAAAGAGATTCGTAAGTGAAGATGTTTTAGGAAATAATAACTTAGCTGTAAAATACGGTTATGCAACTATTGCTGAATTACAATGTGAAATCTTCAGACATCAATGGAAAATTAGAGATTTAGCTTAATTGCTATTTCTTTTTTTTCTTTTTTTTTATAAAGAGGTGTATAAATGGTATATTATATTAAGAGAAAATTCGCAGAGGGTGACAAAAAGCTTATCTGTGTTTTAGCACCAAGATCAGGTATTAGATATGATTTCTTTGAAGACAAGTCTACAGGTAGTACTTACGGTGTAGATAGAAAGTTTTTTGAAGACAGCCCAATGTTTGAAGTATCTGACAAACCAATGAAAGTATCAAAGAAAGTAGAAAAAACAGTAGACGATATAGAAGAAGAAATAATAGAAGTAAAAACAGTTAAGAAGAGGGTTGCTAAAAAAAAAAAGTAACTGATAAAAGTTTAATGAGTAAAATAAAAAGTTTATTCTAAGAGGTGGATATTATGACAGCAATAACAATTACTTATGCAGAGAAAGCATTAATTAAAGGAAGAAAAGGACCAGGTGTTGGAATTTCTGAAATTAAATATGTATCAGAAGTAATAACATTAGGTTCAACAAGTGAAACATACACAACAGGTGGAAACGCATTTGATTTAAGAACATTCAGTAAAGATGGATCAACAGAACCAACTAAAGTATACTTCCACGACTTTGTTAATAATACATATTTATTCAAATATGATGATGCAAACCACAAATTATTAATTTACGACCTATCAGCAGGTACAGAATTAGCTAACACTACAAACGTTGGTGCAAAAACAGTATTATGTGAAATGGAATTTGAATAGTGATATAAAATGGCTACATACGACTTCAATGTACTTGTAGAGGATCAAAGCGAGAACTTGGTATCTGGGGCAACAGTAACAGTGTATAAAAGTGACAATACCAGTGCAGGTACAGGAACAACAACAGCTTCAGGTGTTCTTGCAGCAGCAATATCTTTAGATACTACTGACAATGTACATTTAATTGAAGTTACTAAGACAGGGTATGAAACTGTATCTCGTTCTTATGAGATCGCGTACGAAGATACTAGTTATTATATCAAATTACCAAGTTACGATACTACATACACAACAGTAGACAAAGTACGCAGATTTATGCAACTAAGTCAGAACGCATATCAGGCTAACACTAGAGTAACTGACTCAACTATAGCTGATAGAATAAACGAAGCAGAAGACTATATGGACAAGTATTGTCGTAGAGCGTGGCGTTCAACTACAGTTACAGAGAAATTTGGTGCATACAGAAGAGAGCGTGACGATGAATTATTTAATCATTGTTTCTTAACATACCCAGATACATACACTTTAGATTCAGTATCATTAGATGAATTGAATGTATGGACTGAAAACGCTTGGGTAGATTACTTATCTACTAAGACTGAAGGCCGTGCAAACGATTTCTACCAAGATAACACTAAGGGAATAGTATATATCAAACCAGATTCATACGGTGAACGTAGAATA